CTGGGCGGACTTCAAGAGCCTGCTAGAGTGGAGCATCCGCAAGCAGCAGATCGAGGCCGCCCCGCCCCCCACCTGCACCGACACCAGATACCAACCCGGCGTCAAATAAACATCTCTCCGCTGCACCAGCCCCGCCGAGGTTGGCCGAGGGAAGAGGACCGCCAACGTCCCGGCTGTCTCCCATGTCGTCCCCAGGTCGGTGGACCGGAATAACGTCACCTCCGCCCCGGCGCTGATGGAAGTAGTATTGGGGTTAGTGATGGTAATCGGGAACCACCCCTCGATCTCCTGCGTCAAAACGGCTGAAAACGTGGCAAAGCCGGACTGCGCTCTGCCCATCCCGCCGACAAAAGTCGAAACCAGGGCTTGAATTACGTTCATCAGGCAAATCCTCTCACCGGAAAAGGTTCTGAAATTTGAAACTCGCCCGGTTCAGGCAAATTCTCAAACGTGACCGGCGTCACCCGCAGGTGATGGCAGTGAATATCCAAAGCGGCGTAAGCTGGGATACCCAACCGCCTGAGTCGGAGAAAGAAGCTGTGGTCCTCCGAGTAAAAGCCAAGCCGGTCGAAGGGTTCCTCTTTCAACTCTCCTGCAATCCGGTCGAACACGCTCCGCCGCACAAACAAACAGCCCGCCCCGGCGCTGCCAATTTGCAGTACCTTGACCCCCACCGGCCAGTTCGCCAACGGCTGCAAGCCCGGCGCTTCCTCTGGTCCCGTCCACTCATAAAGCACCGGTACGTGTGGCGGCTGTTTCATCTGGTAAACACCGGACAGAACATCCACCTGGTACTTGTCCGCCGTCCACACTAACCGGGCCGCCAGGTCAGGTTCAAAAATATGGTCAGTGTCCAATTGAATGAGCCACTCACCCAGAAAGCGAGTGACCAGCGCATTGCGAGCCGGTGCGTGGTCGGAAAAGGCGCTCCGTTCATAGTGGACGTACTGCCCCGGCTGCATCCACTCGGCGTTGTAGGCAACCATCTGCCCCCAGGCCCAACAGAACTGCTCCAACACCGCCGGCAAGCCGCCCAAATAGGCCACCGTCCCCACCACCTTATTGCCTAATAGCATCGATCCACCCCGCCCATTGTTCTGCTACTCTCTGCCAATCGCACCTAACCCGCGCTTCGGCCATCATTGGCTGCCTGATAGCTTCCTGTCCTTCCGGGCTGGCGGTCAGCCGTACTATCGCATCCACATACCGCGCCCGCACCAATGTATCCCCGCCTGGCGAGCCTTCGATAAACACGCCATGTTTGACGTTATCCAACACGCCCCAATATGGCCGGGTGATCGGGACCGCCCCCAGGCATTGGGCCTCCATTGAGCTAATGCAGCTCGTCTCGCTAAAATCGGTCGGGTAGACCCATAGCCCCGACTTCATAAACTCCTGGTAGAGTTCTCTCTGCCCTACCCGTCCGTGCCACGTTACCCCCGGCGTTTTCTGAGCCTTCTCGACAATATCAAACGAGGCTCGCCAGGGGCGTTTATCCCCGTGCGCCGCCGCTATCTTTTCGATATTATCCAGCCCGTAGAAGATGTGCAGTTCCAAATCCTCCACATATTCCCGCGCCCGTTCAAAGATTTTTAGCAGCGTCCCTAACCCCCGGTCAGGTGAGGAGGAATAAATCAGCCGCCTGGGGTTGCGCTCTACCGGTTCCAACTGCCCGATCAGGTCCACCCTGACCCCGTTACTACTCAATACCAGCGACCCGTTCAGGTACGGGGCCAAATTAGCCAGGTAAGCCTGGTGGGTGCGGCACAGGGCCATCACTCTTTCGGCTTTGGCAGTTTCCTCGCCCCAATCTGGATACCACACGTCCTGACATACCAGCCAGGCCCGCCTATCCTCTGCCGGTTCAAATTCCTTCAAAGCGGAGGGCTGACGGTAAATGACCCACAGGCCCTCTTGAGACAGATTGGCCTCGCTCACGTCACGCCATCTCACCCCGCGCCATTCGCCTGGCTCACCGGGTAAAGCGGTATAGCTGATAACCTCATGGCCCATCTCGGCCAGCCGCCGGGCCAGTTCGATATGGCTGGTCTCGCTGCCGCCGATACCCGCGCCGTCCAGGTTGCGCCAGTCCCAGGGTTCTATTCTATTCGGCGAATAGAAATAAATCCTCACGCCGCCGCTTCTTCCGCTGCTGTCACCCCGGCAATGTCGCTAAAAACCTGGTTGACTGTGAATTGAATGTCACTGTCTGTCGATTCGGCGGTGATAGCCGCATTAGCCGCCACTGCCCGCCGGAACCGCTCCTCATAAGCGGCCACATTGTTGAGAATACCGACCCCCAGCTCGTGCCGTTTGGTCGTTCCTGCTGCGCTGATGGCCGGCGTCTCGCCCACTACCGCCAGGGCCGCTGTGACCATAGCCACCCTGACCTTGATCTGAAAACTGGGGCTGGATACCAATTCATCCTGTTCGATGAAGCCCATCACTCCTCCTGTACTGCTTTTGATTGTCTCTTTTTCGTGGGCTTAACCTCTGCCGGGCTTACTATCGGGGTCACCTCCGGGCAGTCTGGGGCATCCGGCTCCGCCTCTTCAAACGGTTCCCCCGGCTGAGTCAGGATGTCCAACGCGATCGTATCGTCCTCTACGACATGGACCTGGCCCGGCTGAAAGACGAAGCCGTGAATCTCTCTAATTTTGAACGGATGCGCCCATCGAATACGTGTCGCCATTCATTACCTCCGTACAAATCCAGGCAGGCGAAAAAGCCGCCGGCTTCAAACAAAACGGCGCTGGAGAGAAAATCTCTCGCAGCGCCGTGTGTCTCGGTTCCTGTACGCTAAAATAATTCGATTGTCACAAGCCTGAATCCAGTATACCTCATTTCCCCCAAAAATACAATACCCGGCGAAAAATAGTTCGCTCCAGGCGAATTAACGCCGCAGTACCAGGCACTCAAACCGGCTGATCTCCAGGGCGGCGGCGAGCGGGTCGTCCCGCTGCTGGGTGACATCGCCAATCCAGCGGATATGCCAGGCCCCGGCTGTGGGAGAAGTGGGGGTCAATTTTATATCGTGTAGTAGTTCGTACAACTGCTCGCGGGCCTGAACGATACTGCTGTAGCCCAACAGATCGTACAGGTAAAAGCTGGCTACCTGCCGGGCGCTGTGGGTGTAAGGACCGGTAGGAGAGAAATCGCCCATCTTGAGCAGGGCGCAAGTACACAGTTCCCCCTGGACAAAGGCATCCGGGGTAGTGGTCCGGCTGATATGATTGACCGTGTAGGCGTCGTACAGCCCGCCTGTGAGGATACCCATCAAGGTGCTGTCGGCTATTACATGATTATAGATTGCCTGGCGCATAAGGTTCCACCCCGAATCTAAGTTCCCGCCAATTTTTGGTTTCGATAGAGGTGATGATCAGCCGCCACCCCGGAGGCAGCTTGATGGTCAGCCCGCCGTTCGGTTGGGGTTCAATGGTATAGGTGGGGCCGGAAGTGGCGACGGTAACGGGCGAATTGTCTGCTTGGACCTGGTCCGAATCGGTCATGGTTTATCCCCAGTAGCTGGCCCCTTTTCTGAGTTGCCGCCCGCCAATTGCAGCAGTCAGGTCCTTGCGGATCCGCTCTATGGCCAGCAGGATGGTCGGCCATATAATTTCAAGCCGGCCACCGTGCGCCAATTCCAGGTAGACCCCATAATCAACACTGTGGCACAGGTAAATCGTCACCCGCCCCGGCTCCTGCTTGACCACGTAAAACAGCCCGGCCCTGGCGTTGCCGGTGCGGTCGGTCCAGGGCGCATTTCTGCGGGCGTAATTCTGCATGGCCTGGCCGTTTTTCTCACCGACCAGGAGCGCCGCCTTGATAACCTTGACCCCGTAACTGTCCAGGTTATTGGCAATAAACCGGGGCGGCGTCTTCCATTTGAAGCCGGTTTGCCTGGCGGTCATCTTCTCAACCCCCAGGCTTTTAACTGCTCCCTCATTTTGCCCCGCTCCAATGCGACGGCCAGGTTCTTACGGGGAGCAAAAATAATCTTAACCGGTTCAGGGGCCGGGACGAAATAAAGATAGGAAAAAGCACCCGTGCTGTCTGCGTCCCGGACTGCCCGGATCGTCAACTCATTTGAACTACCGGTGGTTGCGTCGTTAGGACTGTACATTGCGTATAGTAGAATCGGGCCAAATATTTACCCCGGTCAGTTTTACCACTTCGTCTATCAGGTCGGTATCCACCAGGTTTTTTGTCCCGATTGAGGCCATGGCAATCGCAACCTGTTCGAGTTGTTGTAACCGTTCCAACTCGTTCAAGGTCTGCTGTATGATGTTGACCACTTCCGGACTGTCCGCGAAGCGCAAAATCAGGCGTAAAGCTGAAATCAGGTCAATTTGAGACATATTTTCCTCGTTATACAGTATGTAACTTAAGATACCTTAAGTTACATACTATCACAGATGCCTCGTTTGCTTTTCAACCTCTACCACCCAAGGCAGCCGCTTTGCCTCGCGCAGGGCGTCGATCACCCGTCCGTCGCCCCTGACTTCAATTATTTCTCCGTCCGGCCCGTAGAATTTCGCCTCATTTGCCGGTATAATCGCCAGTGGCCCCAACATCTGGCTCAGGTAAGTGGGCAGTCCCGCCTCTTTCCGGTACCGCTCGACAATCTCTGTAATAGCCAGGATAACCGGATGCCGGGGCGGATAACCGGCCCGCAAAAGATGCTGGCGTGTTTTGAGTAGATCACGAATAACCGGGGCGGCCATCTCCACTGCCCTGCTCCAATGTCATAACCTTTTGATGCCCCGGACATATTCCCCTGCCCCAACCGGTCTCTGTCCGGGATGGAGCTTTAGCCAGAGACGGTATAGCAGCGCGGTCATCTTTCTCCCTCCGAACTACTACACGCAACACACTGCGGCCATACCTGCCGGGTTGTCGCCATCAAGTCATGCCAACTCAGGGGCGCATGCCGGCTCTGGTGCAGGTAAATAAAATAAATCAGGTGGAAAGCGTATAGTCCCGGCCTTTTTGGCGGCATCCCTTAAGCTTCACCAGTAGGCGGATCGTAGACCTCGATAATCTGGGCCAGTTCCTTACGCTGCAAAAATGCTTGCCGGGCCACCGGCCAGGCGGCCAACAGGATCGGGTACAGTTGGTTTTGGTCCAGAAATTCGGCCAGCGGGACCAGGAATTGGCTCAGAATATAGGCGCTGCCGGTTGACAACAGTAGGGCCGCGATTTCGGCCAGCAGCCCGCCCAGTTTCGCCTTGTCCTGCCCGGCCAACAGCCCGAAGTTGACCTTCTTGAGTTGGTCGGTAAACAGGTTCCCCAGGTGGCCGCCGCCCCACAGCGCGGCCAGGGCGCTTACCAGGAGCGTCACCGCCTCTACAGCCGTATCGGGCAGGCCCGCCCCGTCGCCGGCGTGGGCCGCCGGCGCAGCCATTAGCCCTACCAGCAAAATAACCAATAAGACGATGTGGTTTTGTTTCATGGAAAAATCCTCCTTATAGATCGCCCAGAATCGTTCTGAGCTGCTCGATAAATTCAGGCCCGCAGCGAGCCTTGATTTCGACAAGCGCCTGCCGTACTACCTCCGGCGGCGCGTTTATAATATGCCCGGCCAGGGCCAGGTAACTTACCTCGTCAAGTTGCAAGATAGCCTCCCCGATCATTTGCAGGTCGGCCATCCGGTCCGCCGGAATGGGCAGCATTTCGGTCTGGGCCACCATCGCGGCCAGGAGTGCGTTCTGATGGATCAATTGCAGCGCGGCCTCATTCATTTTCATGAGTTCGCTGTAGAACCGCTCTGAGGTCAAATTGGCCGATCTGACCTCCTGGAACAGGGCCATAACCTGCTTTTGATAATGGACCGTGTCTTGCTGTACCCGGCTGAACCGTTCCATGAACGCGCCGGCGGCATCGCTCAGGTTTATCTTTTTGCGATTTGCCATAGCTCCACCATTAGTCCGGTGATTGTAATGACCAAAACCAGCCGGAGCGCCAATGCTTCAGGGCGTACCTGTTGGAAATGAACGATAAAAAGAGCTACCCAACTGTGATAAACTGCCAGGATCGCAAAGGTCGCCATCATCCAGCCCGTCAGCCCGCTGTGGCCGTCTCGCCAACGTAGAGAAATCAGGTAGGCCATTACCGCGTACCAGGCGGCCAGGCCCAACATGGTCGGTTGTTCGGACAGCACAAACTCACTCATCAGGGGATAAACGCTTCAATAAAGATTTGAGCCATCTTGGGGGCGCGCTCCCTGTCTCCTAACAGTCGCCTAATTCGGCCCCAGGTCTGCCTGAAGCTGCTTAATTTTGGTTTCGAGCTCTGCAATCTTTCTTTCGTACTCCTCGATTTCGTTGCGTAATTGAGTTGGGGTATTGATGCCATGCCTGGCGGCCTCCTCGCGTTTGTCGCTTAAATTTTTATGGTAAATCGCTAGCTCTTTCCGGGTGGCAATAAGTTCCAGCCGGACAACCTCTTTATGGTCAAAATCCTCGGCAGCGGTCTGTAAATCCCTGGCCAGTTTCTCTTTCTGCCCGCTCCGGTCGGGGATATAGGGCAAAACGAACATCAACGCCACTTCGATTCGTTCGATCCGCCGGCTGATGGCGGTAGCCAGTTCCTCAATGGCCGAGGCGGGCGGGGTGCTGTTGAGGATTTTAACCATCAGGTCGTTGGCCCGGCTGACCGCCTCGGTGTAGCTGTTAATGGCCTGGGTCTGGGCGTAGATCGCCTGGATTTGCTCACCTACTTTGGAGAATAGCTGCTCCACGTAAGCCGCCCGGCGCTCCTCGGCCTGGGCTTCCCGCTGCCGCGCCCGCAGTTGCTCCTCTTCCAGGAGCAGGCTCTTTAATTTGGCCTCGACCAGTTTTTGATTCTGCTCAAGCAGTAGCACCGCCCATTGGGGCGGTCCTTCGGTTTCCGGCGTCTCTACATCGTCAGCCACCGCGCGCCCTGTCCTGAACGATCATCTCCCCCACCAGTCGGCGCAGCGGCTCTACCTCTTCCCGGTAGATGCGCTCGACCTCGCGGGTATGGGCCTCCTTGAGCAGTTCAAGCTGCCTGGCCTGGAGTTGCCAACCTGCCGCCGCCTCGACCAACTTTTCCAACGCGGCCATATTGCCCCGGATCGTGTCTATTCCCAAAGGACTAAGCAGAACGAACTCGTATAGCGGGCACGTGGACACATCGACAAAAGCGGCCAGGTTTTTCAGGGCGTCTTTGGCGTCGGTTATGAGCTTGTCGTCCATATCATCCTTCGAGATAACGGGAATTTTCCGGCGCGCCCAACAGCTGCTGCCGGATGGCGTGTCTCCGGTCCTGAGAAAAATGGATCGCCCGGAGCTTGCCGTCTGGGTAAAATTCCACCCGTTCTACCGCCTGGCAGTGGCTCAGCCGCCGTCCGCATACCGGGCATTGAAATTGTTCAAGCACGTTAGAATTGTCCGGCATTACTCCATTACCTCCGCTTCGGCCTGCACGCAGACCTGTTTGTTGATCCTGACCAACGTTACCTTGCAGTACATACCGCTGGCATCGACAAAGGTATCGTCCTTTTGCACGTTCAATCCCACTGCGCCCAGAATAACCAGCTTGCCCCGGCCCGATTCCCCGGCCTCGTTGCCCGGCGTCTGGGCGGAAGACCCGGCCCGCTCGACCCTTACGGTCTGGGCGGCCAGGGTGGTCGCGCCCCGCTTGAAGGCAATAGCCTGGGGGTTGTCGTCGATAACGGCCTGAATATCGGCCTTGATCTGGGCCAGTTCCGCCGCGTTCATGCCAGTATCCCCACCGGTCCCCGCCTCTGGGCTACGGCCCGGTCGAACTCGGCCTCTTTTGCGGCGGCCTGTTTTTGCAGGGTATCCGCCTTGCTCTTTTTGTCTACCTTCACGTCGCCAAACTGGTAGCTCATCCCGCCCGAAGAGGCCGCCGCCTCGCGGGCCTGGAGTCTCAGGACGAGTTCTTCGGCCTTGATGATGACCAGCCGGGCGATATCCTCGGTCATACCCTGGTAGACCTGGTTGGTATCCGGGACGTACCCGGCCCCGTACCACAGCCGGCGTTGGGCGGTGTAGGTTGGCTCCGGCACCAGGGTCAGTTCCAGCCCGTTGACGTAAAAGATTTCTTCGAGAATGTCGTTGCTGTAGGGAATCAATTGGCCGGTGGTCGAATATCCGACCGACCCCTGTATGACTGCATGTAAGTCGATGGCAAACAGGAAATCGTCCGGCACGTCATAGGTGTCCGTTCCACTGACGATATTCAGGACGGCTTGCTTTTTGAGGGGCAGGGCGCTATTGACCGCCGCCACTGCGCTTTTGATCGCCTGGGAGCATTGGATAGGGGTAGGGATGTCGTCCACCACGGTGATATTGTCGATCAGCCGCGCCCGCAGAGCCGGCAGGGAGAAGGGTTGAATCCCACCGGCCGGTTCGACGATCCAATAGGCGGCGAATGAATAAACCGTCACCCCGGACAGCACGGCCTTGAACTGCACCAGGTAATCGCCCGGCGTGGCCAGGTCGCCGGCGGCATAGGTCCAGGTAAAGATACCGTCGTCCCCGTCGCCGACCGCCAGCGCCCCGGCAATGGCCCGGATGTCGCCGGCGCTGTCGATGGGCTGGATCGTGCCGGTCAGGGTATAGCCGGTCAGGTCGATAGGCGTCTCCCCATCGTCCTGCGTCCAGGTGATCTGTTGTGATACGCCAACTGCCCCCTGGACCGCCCTAGCCAGCATTTACCGCCTCGCGCCTGCCCCGCTTCCTGATTTCCGGCTTCGGTTCATCGGCCAAAAGAAGCTGCGGCTGCCCCTCTTCCGGTTCGGTTGTTTCGACACCAGCCGGGTCGCCAGGCCGGTCAACCGCGACCTGCCCGCCCTCGACCGTCTCGACCGCCGCCTGGACGTTTTCCCCCAAGATAACCAACGCGGTATGGGCGCTTCTGGCTGCCTCGGCCAGGTAGCGCGGGACCGACCGCGATTCCCCTCCGAACAGGTACTTGCCGCCTACCGGGATCGGTTCTGTTCCGGTATTTCGTATTTGCACTATTGCCTTTATATCGCTCATGCGCTCCTCCACAATACCCCCTCCTCTTTTGAGGGAGGAGGGGGATGGTTTTGAAATAGGTATATTTAATTGTTGCGCAATGTAACCTTGACCGTTGGGGTTACATTGTCGGAGCGTTCCATCTTGAGGCGCATGTACTCGCCGGCAATAGGCACGCGCACGTAACCGCTCTCGTCGGCGTCCAGGACGATTTGATAAACCTGTTCTGTCGGCGTAGACGAACTCGAAATAGTTGTCGTCGCGGTCGTAACCCCGTCACTGGTCAGGACTTCGGTCGTACTGACCAGGGTATCGGCCACATACGGGTATTTGGCGTCGGTCCAGTTCGACTGGTCGGCGCTGAATTGAGGCGTAATGGTCAGTATGGCGGACGGGGTAATGTCCACCGTCACAAAGATGTCGGCGCTGTTGAAGTCCCGGACTTTGGTCACATCCAGGCCCCGGTACAGGTACGGGCTGGTGGAATAAGCGGTCCCGCTGCCGGTCACCACCGTAGTGGGATAAAAGGTGTAGGTTCCCACCCCGGTTATCGAGCCGGGCAGGGGTTCGCCGGTATCGGCCATTACCGCAAATGGGACCAGGACCGCCAGAAGAAGCACGGTCAGCACCGCCAGCCAAAAGAGCCGGGGGAGTTTGTTATTGTTGAGTTTCATAGGAATCCTCCTTAAATTTGAGTAATAAGTTAAACGGTGGCCCCGTTGGATGGGGCCACCTTGTTGCTTAAATGATCCCGACGTAAGACGCCTTTTCAGGAACCGGCGCATCGGTGCCGTTGTATTCCTCGATGTAGTACTGCTCGGCGGCGACCAGCTGATTGCTGGAGTAGCTGGGATACGGCCCCTTGATCGCGGCGGGCTGGTAGATACGATGCATGACCACCTCACGGTTACAGACCACGATGTAGCTGTCGCTGAGTTGAGTCGTCTCAAAGCAGGGCAGCCCCTTTAACCGGCCCACGTACCCCGCGCCGTTCAGGTCTGCGTCGGCCCGCGAGCCGGCCTGGGTGAAGCCTTCCCAGTTGCTCAGGCGGTCGCTGTTGGTCAACGACATCAAGATGGATGTCGGCTCGTAGAACCGGTTAGCTACCTTGACCCGGGCGTAGCCGATATATTCCACCAGCTTGGCAATCGGGTTGGCCGAACTGTTCCAGGTCCCGCCGGAGTTACTGGCTTGCAGCAGGGCCGCTGTCAAGGCCAGGTAGAACATATCCTTGTCGATCTTCTCGGCGATCCGCCGGGTCAGGCCGGCCAGGTTGCGGGTAACGGCGTCGTAACCCAATTGGGAGCGGCTGAAGACGACGGTCTCGTTGGTGATCTCCGAGGCCAGCCGGTCGGCCTTGATATTCAAGGTCTTGCTGGTCAAGGTCTGCTTACCGCGCTCAATGGCCGTGTTCTCTCCCTTGCGGATGGCGTCGTAGGTGTAATCGACCAGCAGGGCCTGCCCGTCGGTGATCGAACCGGCAGACAGGGCCATAAGCTTGCCGTTGCCGTAGTCGATCACGTAATCGGTCCCTTCGGTGTAGGTAGTTACGCCGGTACTGTCGGTCACCACTACCGTGCCAGGCTGGACGCGGGCGTAGTCCATATCGACCCACGTATCCGAATCCGCAGTGACCGATTCGTTGGTCACCGACACGGTGGCCCCAGATTCATCGGAGTAGTCCTCATAGAAGATAACCGAGGGGGCCTGGTCGGTTTGCCCCACGTCGAAGACGGACAGGGCCACCAGCCGGGCTATCGCTTCAGGTATAACCGCCCGCAAGACCGAGTAGGGTAAATCCATGTCCGTGGTCAGTTGGGCCTCGTTGAAGCGGCGCGCTTCTTCGGCCAGGATATGGCCGTACTTGGCATCGAATTTCTCCAGGTAGAGCCGGGCGAATTTCTGGTTGGGCGACAGTCCCTCAACCGGCTTGTTGAAATAGCCGTGCATCTTCCCCTTGCCCTGCTTGAACATCGATTCGTTGATGGCATGGGCCGCCATCGCGAATTCGGGATAGCCGGTGCGCTCGATGACCGGGCCGACCACCTGGACCACCCCAAACCCCTGCAGCCGCAGAGCGTCTTTGGCCGCCAGGTCGCCGTAGATGGCCTTGTGCTTGGCAATGGCCGCCTTCGCTTCTTCTACCGTCTTGGGGCTATCGGCCTTGACCGCCTTGATGAAGGCTTCCTTGAGGTGATCGGGGTAATTTACTTTCCCGCACTCCTCCTCGATGTACTTCTCCATCTGGCGGGACTGCTCGGCCTCTTCCAGTGTGCGGGTCCTCTCCTGACCGGCCCTGACCGCTGCGGCCAGGTCGTCGGTCTCCGACAACCCCAGGGCCAGGCGCAACTGCCGATCCTGCTCGTGGGACTCGGCTACTACGGCGTCATATTCGGCCAGCTTCTCGTTCATCAAACTGCGGGCCGCGTCCAGGTCCTCCGGCTTGCGCTCAAGCACGAATGCCCTGACTTTGGCCTTGATTTCGGCGCTGCGGTTCAGCCCTTCGATCATCGAAGTGATCCCCTGGTTCAGCACCTTTTCTTTTTCCAGCCGGGCGCGGGCTAATTCTTCAGCCTGGCCGGTGTCAGTGGTTTGGTTGTCTTTCGACATAGTTGGAATCTCCTTTCCAGTTTTTGATTCAATTTGCTCAACACCGGCGAGCGGGTCGCTGCCCTCGGCAACCGCGTCGTACCCGGCGATAAAAAACTCCACGACTTCCTCGATTTCCTCTCCATCCTCTTCGACCTGGATGGATTGGCCGAAAGCCCGTTGACTGATGTCGGGCTTCAGGTCGCCCTGCATGCGGGCGTACATGTCCTTACCGGCCTGAGTGCCGAACATGACCCCCTCGATCAGGACCTTACCCTCCTTGAATTCGAGCTTGTCCCAGTTAAAGACCGTCTCGCTCAGGAGGGGTACGTCCGTGCCCTTGTCGCCGGGGTGATCGATCTCCCCGCCGATGGTCAGCTTGCCCGGCCCGTCCTCCTGGATGCGCCTTTTGGCCTCGCGCACCGCCCGTCCGGTGGCGTAGCCCGGATAACGCCGCCCGTTGGCGTTGACCACGTCGGCGGTAACGCCCACCGCCTTGACCCGCCAGGGGCCGTTGAGATTGGGCTGCTCCTCGGTCGCCTCGGCGAATTCCATCACCCCCCGGATTTCCTCGACAATGAGCCTGGAGCCTTTGTCCTTGCTCTCGCCCAGGCTGCCCGGAGCGGTCCGGGGCCGGTAGGTCAGCTCGACCACTTCCCACCGGTCGCGAGGGGCGAAGTCATAGCTGTCACCGTTTTGGGCGTAAGTCACCCGATAAAACTCGTCTACGGCCAGGCCGGTCCCGTTGACGACGACGTAATCGGCAAAGACCTCCTCAACCCAGTACCATTCCGTTTCGCTGTCCGGGAAGGCCCGGTAAAAGGCCCGGCGGATGCGGTGCAGGGCGTAGTCATACGAGCCTTTGGTCAGTTCCTCCAGGGGCTTACCCTTTCCGATTCGTTGTCTGGTCATTCAAAAACCTCCTTTCTAACAAAAAACGGCGCGGGTCTATTTAGACCCGCGCCGTGTATCCCTGTTCCTGTGCGCTTGTTGATCCGGCTTTGAGCCGGTGATATTTATAGCGTGGTGCTTGTCCCGTCCGGCCCTACGACCAGAAACGGCCTTGAAACCCCACCGCTAAAATGGCCTGCCGCCTCTAGCGCCCTGCGAACCCTACTTTCTGGAATCAGGTCACACGGCGTGTGTAGGCTCCCCAGGGCGTAGCCCATGCCGCAGCCGACGGCATAGTACCCGTCGCGGCAGCTATTGACCTGGTAATCATTATCCACCAGATAGAGCCGGCCCCTGTATCCCACCAGGAATTGGCCGCCCTCCTCCTGCTCGTTCTCTTTTTTGGCAAAGCCGCCCTCTTGCAGGCAGGCCCGCACGCTTTCGACGAAGGCCACGACCAGGTATTCCAGGTCGTCCTCTCCCTCGTTTTGTTCCCGCACTTGCAGCCGGTATTGAAGCAGTTGGCCCATGCGGAAGCTGTCGGTGTAGCCGATCAGGAACGGCCCTTTTTGAAAGACCTTATGCAGCCGCGATTGAAAAATGTCATAGCCGGCCAACGCCCCCGAATCACAGCCCATATAGACCTGGTTTTGAAACTCCAACCCGACGATGACGGTCATACAAACCACCTCTGCCTGGTAAAAGGTGAGAATGGTTTCGTTGTTGGCCCAATGAGGCCGCGCCATTCTCTTAAATGCACTAACCTGTATTGCGGAGAGAGTTCTTTTTTGACCGCTTCAAGATCGTCCGGGTGGACGATAAAAAATTCGGGATAACCGTTGGCCGCCGCCACCTTGACGATCTCGCCCCGGTTGGCGTAATCGATATCGGCGTAGTATACAACCGGCTTCATGGCCTCCTGTAGCTTCTCCCAGGTCAGTCCCTCTGCCGCCGCGGTCGATTCGGTACAGCCGAACAGTAGCCGGTCCATCTCTTTCTGAATAGAGTCGGCCAGGGCCTCGCGGGCCGCTTCTGGATTAGCCTCAAGAGCCGGTTCAATTGTCGATATAAAACCGTAAGACCGTTTCATGGCCGCTCCTCCTTGACTTTATCCAGGTTGACGACCTTCCAGGTCATCAACGACCGGGACTTTTTATCCAGCACGATCATATAGTTCCCCGGCCCCAGGGCCATGATCCGGTTGGCCAGGGCCACTACCTCTTTGGTCAGGTGAATTGCGCTTGCGACCGCAGTGTTCATAACTCCACCGCCCCCAGCGCCGCCGTTTCCGCCTCAAACGGGGACGTCAATTCCTTCTCGTTCCCGTACAGCCAGCGCATCATAACCGCGCTGCCGGCCAGGAGCAGCGCCGGCGCCAATAGATCGGTCAGGCCCGCCCCTGCCCATTCCTGGTAAGTTGACATCTCCGGCCAGGCCGACCGGCTGTTCAACCAGGCTTGCATCTGCCGCGTAAAGTCGGCGTCTTTCATCAGGACGCCGGTCAAATAGCACATACAATGGGCATGGTAAGGGGGCAGCGGGACCTCATTTTTTTTATACGGGCTGCCGGCGGCGTAATCGTCGCATTCGTCCGGTTCGGGATGCTGCGGATTCAGGTTGACCGCGATCCCTGTCACCCACGGGCTGGCCGCCATGATGTCGCAACTGGCCTTGTTATGGATAACCTGAAATTCCGTCCGGGCCAGCCGCAAGGCTTTGTAGGCGACCCCCTTGCTGCCGCAGGGATGGCCGCTTATCAGCCCGGTCAGGTCGCCCTGGGCGATTTGCCGCTTGGTCAGCTTGAATAGCCGGTCACTGGTCCAGCGAGGGCAACCCTGCCCGGCCCCCAAATACCCTTCCAACTCCTTGCTCATATCCCAGGCGCTTGTCCCGTTGGCAATGCCCGCGTTGATGATTTGGACGATCTCGCGCCTGCTGTCGTCTCCTAACTTCCAGACCCGTCGGTTGAGATTGACTCCATCGGCGTACTGCTTACTGGCCGCCCAATTCATGGCCGCCTGAAGCTGCCCCTCGAAAGGGGTGGTAAATTCCCCGGACTCGGCCAGCCGCCGGGCCTCGGCCATTCCCAGGAGCGACAGGTAATGGTGATGCTGTCGGGCCAGGGTTCCGTAAGGCAGCGCCGCCGCCTGGTAGCGGGCCTCCTCGAACAACTTCTCCCACACCCGCAGGGTAGCGGTCCAGTTGTCGGACAGTTCCCGAACGACCGCAAAAAGGTTGATCGTCTCGATGACCCCACCCTCACCGGCATGGCGCAGCAGGACCGCCCTGGCGCTGTCCAGCCAGCCGTTTAACAGCCGGTGTGTCTGACCGGTAAAAAACAGGTGCAGCCGGAACATGGCCCGTTTCTGGTAGTCGTAGATTTGCTCTACCGGAAGGTCGATCAGGTCAGGCATAAGCTCCTACGCCGGGTCGATGGCGGCAATCTTGCCCGCTACCGAGCAATCGACATAAACCTCATCGCCCGATTGGTTAAATAGTCCGTTGATCGGCACCAGCCAGTCGGCGTCGTCGACCACCGTCACCGTCATATCCGGGATGGTTGAACCGATAGCGGTATACTCCGCCGGCTGTTTGACCTTAAACGTGTAAGTCGCCGACGCTCCGCTGTCGTTCCTGAGCAGGATGAGCCGCTTGGGGCTATACGGGATTTCAACCCCGTTATTGTCGCCCAGAACCATCGTCTGGACCGTCAATGTGCCTGCCGTAACATTTAGTCCGGTCACGGCCATTGCATGAATATTGGCCGCCAAAAGCGCTGTTCTTGCCATAAGTTCACCTCAAAAGATAGACTAAAGGGTTAATAGTTTCCGCTGCCCGGCCATTCCCGTTGCGGCCATTGGCCGGTGAGGGCGCGGGCGGCACGTCGGCCCCCCGGTCGATCCGGTCAATCGGGTCCGGTTCCTGCGCCCGGCGGGCCTGCTTGATTTTGGCTGTAATGTCAACCCGGTCCAGGCCGGGCATGGCCTGGCTGACGATCTCGACCAGAATGGCGTCGATCACTTCGTCCGGAATCCCCGCCGCCCGCAGCTTGGTCCCGGCCTCACCCGCTTTGGCTACCGCCGCGGCCACCTGTTCCGCCGCCTGAGCAGATGCCTGGGCCACTTTAGCCTGTTGAGCTTCTTCCCTGGCCCAGACCACCGTCATTTCCAGGTCGCCCGGCCAGATGCCCAACAGGAGTAGTTGCAATTCCGCAATGGGCCTGATAAATTCGGTCACTGCCCAGGCCGAGGCGCTGATCAGGTCTTTCTCGTAGGCAGCCACCTGGTCTTCCAGGATGTCTCGGTTCAGATTCTCCCCGCCGAACATAATGGCAAAGGGGACCGGGCTGGCCGCGGCCACCGTGTCCAGATGCCACTTGATGTCGCCGACCTCGCCCAGGTTGGCGTCGCCCTGCACCGCCGTTACTTCGGCCCCAAAGAAGTCGCGGGTGGCGATGTTAGAATCGTCCTGCTTCGGCTTGTTAAGGGCGACGTACTTCTCAATACTGGTTTCGTTGGCGTTTTGGATTTTGTGCGAATAGCGCATCGTCGCCCGGACCGCCCGGCGGACGCCCATATCCCGCTCGCCCTTGTTGACCAGTTTCCAGGATTGGCGGGCCGACTTAAAGCGGGGTGTGCCGTAACGAGAGCCTTTGTTATGCTTTAGCCGGGCATGGACGATCTGCCAGCGTTGGTAAAAGATGGCGTTTGGGGGCGGGGCATTATCGGTAAAAAAGCCGGTCCAGCTTTCTCCGGCCTGCCAGAAAGCTCGCGTGGGGTCAGGGAATTCGTCCTTATCGTCGCTGTTGCGGTGCATTTCCAGCACCGGCTTGCGGGTCAGTTTTTGGATAAGAAGCGCGGCGTCAATCGACACCTCCAGGAAGGTGTCGCCGTCCCGTTCGGTCTCCCTGATCCAGTCGTCCAGTTCCGTCACCAGCCGGAGCCGCTCGACCAGGTCGGTGATAGCCCATTGGGCCTGGTCCGCTGTCCGTTGCGTGGTCCCTTCTTTGGGCTTGATCTCGACCCAAAACCCGCCCCGCGTTACGTCTTCGGCCAGGCGGCCAATCGCCTCCTCGATGCGCGGGTCGGTATCGTACATGTTGACGCAGTCCTTGATGACCGAGCGCCGGTCATGCAGGACCGTGAATTCTTTGGCCAGGTCCACCCCGCGCTGTTCGGCGGGCCGGTCGCCGGTCGTGACTACGGGCTGATAAAAGCGCCGCAAAAAGGGCAGGTTGCTGATGGTGTCGATTAAGCTCATGGTTTAAAAGCAAACGAGCCGGGTCGAGGGTCGCGACTCCCTCTTCCCGGCTCAATGGCTCTCGCTAAATAGGTCTCTATATAGTTAAAGCGGGTTTTGGTTTAACCTGGCTGCCGCCCCAGTTTTCCCAAATCCCGGATAGATACGGATACCTCGACCGGCCCCGGCTCCCGCCGATCTCTTTCCAGCCAGCGAATGACGCCTTGCTGGAGGTCGATCTTGAACGGAGCCTTTTTACCGTTCACCCTGAGGAATCCCGATGGGTCTACGATCAGTTGGTTTATGGACTGTTCGTCAGGCATGATAATTATGAAGCGAAAAAATGTTCGCTTCTGCGATAATTAGTATAATACGAATCAAGCCTGGAGTCAAGGGGGCTTTAAATGGAAGAACTAAAAGCCCAGATCGACCAGAGTTTCCTTACTGCCGAAAACGGCCAGGTCGCCCAATTTGGCCTTTACTCCCTGGGCGTCACCGGGAAGCTCGAATATCTCCGTGCATGTCCTGGATATATTGGGGTTGAGCGATTCGAGGATACAGGTCTCCTCTTCCGGGATAAAACCAACCTGCTCCGCGTATCTCTGAAAAGTGCGGTCCTTGCTGTCAACCAGGTCGATCCCGGCGTAGGTGGCCGCTTCGGATTTCCGGTTCTCCACCTCTAGCCGGACCAACACAAACTTGCCGCTGGTGGTTTTGGGCTTGATGAACTCATTACTTGATTTAAGTTCTTGCCCCAACGTCTTGGCTTCTAAAACCTTCCACCTGACCTCACCGACAATGATCTCATCCCCGACCTTTTGCGCTGCCGGGGCCTGGGTGGGCTGGTCGGATTTGGCCGCCCCTCCCCCACTTTGCGAACTTCCACAGGCTAAAGCCAATCCAAACAGTAGTACCCAAATCAGAAAAGGCAAAAATTTACGCATAGTTTCCCTCCGTGGACCGGATATTGACTTCGCCCCATTATATCACATCTTCGCAATTAGTGAACACCTTTTATGGAAATTATTAAAACCCCAATACCTCCCTGGTCGAGACCGTCACCGGCGGCACGTAATCGGGCGGTTTGGGGGCCAGCATCGCCGCCATGCAGTAATTCTCGGCGTGGGCGTAGTGGTCGGCGTCCGCCCCGGATTCGATGTAGATAGCCACCTTCTTTCCTCCTTTTCGCTCCTCCAACTTCCGCACCAGCGAACATAGATGCTTGTAGTAATCCGGCAGGTCGCGGGCGTCCGCCGGTAAGGTGTTCTTTTTGTCGTAGAAGCGGGCAAAGGTCTCGTCGAGCGAGCGGGTCCGGTCGATTGTCACCGTCCCCTCGCCCTCGTTCCAGATGGTCGTTTCGATCTTCTTGTTACCGCTTTCGGCCACATCGTAATAGGCCAGCCAGACCCGGCCCGGCGACCAGTGGGCCTGGAACTCGCGGGCGCTGCGCGTCTCCGGCAGGGCGTCGATCACGGCCACATCCACCGCAAAGCGCCGCATCAGCCGCCCCAACTCTTCAAACGAATCGGCCTCACCCGCCCATCGCTGAGGCCGTTCGCCACTCTCCTTATGCCTGCCCGCCCGTACGACCACGTGCAGCACGCTGCCCACGTCAACCCCCATCCAGGTCGTTTCACCGGGCATCGGTCCATGCAGGTATTCCCGCCGGCAGCCGTCCAGGATGGTGGGAGTAAGCTGCCCGCCCCTGGGCGTGTAGGTCTCTCCCAAATCCTGGTTGTAAACCTCGCGCCGTTTGGTCTCATTGGTCTGCTGTAAATTTTCGACCACCTGCAGCAGCTTGATGCGTCCGCTAAACAGTTTGCTCAGGTGGTAGCCCCGTTTCGACCGGCCCGGATACTTCTGTACCCACACCCCCCTGGCCAGCCGGTTCAGCCGCCGCCCGCACTTGCGGCAGGCGACCCATGCTTTACCCTCCTCCTGGCCGTGCCACCTGACCGGGCGTTCCAGGCTGTCCCATTCTGTTACCACGTCGTAAATGGTCATATCCTGCCAGTGGCCGCAGCTCTGGCATTTTACCTGCCAGGTGGACTGGTCCGATTCATTCCACAAAACGTCAATCCCGTAGCCCGGATAGGTCGGGGTACTGATATACCGCTCCCTGGCGATCAGAGAGTGGCCCAACCGCTTGCGGGCGATCTCCGGGGCGCGCGGGTCCAACTCGTCGACCTCGTCCAGAATGATTTCATCGCTTGGCACAGATTTGAGTTGCCTGGCCCGGCCATCTTTTTTGACCGTGCCGGAGCGTAGGAATAGATAGGCGTTGCGGATTCGTTTCAAGGTTACCTTGTCTGTTCCTCTGGCGTCCGACCGGTGACTGATAACGATACTATTTAGATATTCACTGGCTTCGATGGCCGGGGCGAATCGAGATTGGGAGAAGTCGCTTACATCGGCGTCGGTGGGCATGATGTACATTACATTGCCGCCTAACTGGTCGCACACGTAAACCGAATCGGTCACGCCCCACTCGCTGGCTCCCATCTGGGCCGCTTTTTTCATGACGATGACCTGAGTTTCATCGCGGTAAATATCGACCAGGTAAGGGTGGTCGTATAGGGAAAACGGCGTATCCAGGTCAAGCATGCGCCGGTAGCGCAGGGTCCAGCTTAGCCGGTCCAGCTTACCCTGGGGTGACGGTTGGGGCAAAAGGTAATTGACCAGGGCCAATTTTTGGCTATAGGGGATACCGGCGACCTGAGCGAGCAAGTTATGGCCTCAGCTTTTTATGTGGTACATATCTTTCGGGGATTCGGTTTGTAAATTCATTGGTCACCTTCGCCCTCCTGGTCGCCCCGTCCAATGTGTAAACCAAGGTTGCGCATGGCCTAGACTGTCGAGGCTACGCCGTGAGAAAACTCCTCCAAAAAGGCCCGACATTCCAGAGCGGTCCGGTTGGGGGTTATGGTTTCGGTGGCGCTCCTAAAATCACCAAAGCTTAATCCAATGATTCGCTCCCGTTCGGCCTGAGCAGCCTCAGCCAGGGCACGTTCCAGGCCGGGAACCAGGGGAGTAGCCATAGCGATAACGGCACTTCTGGCCAGGGGGCCAAGGGCCTGGATAGCCTCGGCGACCGCAGTGGCACGGGCCTCGTCCGGGGTCTCGACAATAGCCTGGGTGACTTGCTTTAATTGCCCGTCCAGTTTTCCGGTATTAAGGGTCAGGGTGATGCCCTTCAGCGATTTAATCATCCGCCTCCTCCATTTCTTGTACGGTCAATAGATTACGCAGTAGCACGTTCAATTCCCCTTCCGGCATCGGCTCCTCACCGAATAGCCCCCCCTGCTCCCCTGCTCCCCTGCTCCCTTGCTCCGCGTCCCGCTTGCCCTTCTTCCCTCCCTGCCGGTTCTCGAAAAAGTCGAGCGCTGTCCGAATGGCTGTATTACTCACCGACCCGTTGGTGTGGACAATATTCCGTTCCAATTGGTTTATAGCCAACGGGATCAGCCCGCCCAACTTGTCGTCCAGCCAGGCGTTCAGCCCCAGCGAGTTACCGAACCTGTTTTTCCACTGGTGCAGCGTGGTATTGCTGACCCCCAGGAACGACTCCATGCCCAATATCGTCGTCGGCAGCCCCGGCACCAGTTTTAGCACCTCCCGGTTGCCCCGGTAGACCTGATACCAGGCGCAAAAAAACGCCTGAGCCGGGGCCAGGGGTGGGTCGGCTGACCGCAGGTCCCAATAGACCCCGGCAAAGCCGGCCTTGTGGGCCATGTCGCTCAATTCGCCCGCTTTGGCCTTGCGGCGCTCCGGCGCGGGCTTTTCTGCCTCGGCCAATTCCGCCTTGACCAGGGCTGCCGCCGGATCGTCCCGTTCCTCCTCCGGGAATAGGGCGACGATCTCTGTAAGTAACTTGACTGCCGGAATCTTACCGGCGTCAACCTCGTCCCAGAGGCGGTTAATAGCCCGTTCCAGCCGCCGCCGGTTGATCTCCCCGGCCGGGCAGCGGGTCTCCTTCCAGACCTCGACGATGGAGCAAATCTCGGCCAGTACCCGGTCGACTCTCAAATTGAGCGCCCCGGCGATTTGTTCCGGCGGCAGTCCGGCCAGGAGATTGACCTCGATAGTTTTACGTTGTTCCGGGGTGATGTCGCTCAAGCCAATCCTCGACGATCTCGGCTATGGCCATAAAGGCCGTGGCTGTGTTCATTATCCCCGACGCCTCCTTGAACTTCAGCAAGGTTTCAAAAAAGCGGTCAAAATCCTCATACCGGGCGGCCAGCCGGGTCTTGTTAGCCGCCCCCAGCCGCTTGAGTGTCTCCCCGATCCGCTCGATCTCCGGCGACAAAAACAGAATCCGCAGCTCCTCAAAGCGCAAAGGCTGGTCGACCAGCCTGATGATTTTGGCCCGGTCGTAAGTTTTCAAAACTTCTTCGTCCAGGCCGGAGTAAATCTTGTAATCCAGGTCGTCAATCTGGGTCCACAGTTCCCGCAGCAGGGCCGGGTTATCCTCTCCTACCAGGGCGTTATGAGAAAGCTGGATCCCGAGCTGCTCCGACCGGCTGAGTGCCCTGTCGGTATACAGGACCAGGATCAGGGGCACGCCGGCCTTGACCGCAAGTTCGACCCGGTGATTGCCCGACAGGACCACAAACACCCCGTCCGGCTTACGCCAGCAGAAGGGCAGCGAGGAGAGGTTTTTGTCGGTCCGGATATTGGCCAGCAGTTGGTCGTACACCCGCTTGGGCATGTAGTGGGCGTTTTTCTCGACCGGCTCAATCTCACCTGGCGGCACAATCGCCAGCTTGTAGGGCGTCACCTCGGCCAGGGCCAGGTTGAGCTGCTCTAGCAGGGCCTGGAGTTGTACTGGGTCCACCACTGTTGATAAGTCTCCTGCCAGGTCAGGTCGTCAAACCTGGCGGTATAGTTCAAAAACTTACGTCCGTCTCCGGTCTGGCCTCGCTTGGTCAGCTTAAAGACCCCCCGGTACTTCATCGACACCGGCTTGTCGGTGTAGGCGGTCGTGAGTAGCTCGGTACAACGCACCTGGCGCAGTCGCTCCAATACCCGCCGGGTCTGGCCCGATCTGGCCAGCATGACCACCAGCTTGGACAGGCGCGGGTAAGCGGGCACGGGTACGGCAAAATCGGCTTGCAGGTAAATCTCCCCTGCCTTCTTGCGCTCGACCGAAAACTCGACAAAACCCACCGCCAGGCCGCCGGCCATGACCGCAAAGGCAAAGCTGCCCGGACCGTACTCGACCGCCTTATTAAGGTATAGGTCCTTATAATAGCTCAGGTCGGTGGTCGTGATACGAACCAACTCGATTCGGCTATCCGAAGTCAGGTAAAGATGAGAATCGACCAGGGGCAGGTCCGGCCTTTGCCGGGGCGGGTAGACCTGCTCGAAGTAGGCGGGCTGGTCCAGGACATTGGAGTAGAGGTAAACGGTCTTGCGCAGGTTGCTGCGTTGTTCCAGGACCGGCCTTATGCCGTCCAGGGGCCGGTCGTCGCACCAGACGAAGCGCCGGGCGGTCATCCAGGCAAGTAATTCCTGCCGGCGGGTCTCGTCCAGGACCGGGTAAATAGGCTTATCCCATCTCACAATGGATTCTAGCCGCTCGTACAATCGCTCATAGCCGCCCGTGTAGGTAGGCGGGTAGCAGCAAAAAATAGCGTTAGATTCACCAGCGAAACGCTCGAAATGTTCAAACACATCACCGGCGTAAAACGAATCGACCCGGGCGGTTACCTGGTTCAACCTCTTCACGGTCTGTTCTGCCAGGTCGTCAAAACCGGACCGGTATAGATTCCACATCCTGACCCTATGGGGGTTATTACGCTTGTAATAATCCAACATAGTTACCCATTTCATAGACAAATATGACACGGGTCTTGACCGGGCTGATTGACTGTCGATAGTGGCTCAATTGCAACCACCACCTTACCTCTCGGCAACCAGATAACACCTGGTTGCAGTTCTAGCCCGGCGGATGCA